GTCCATTTTGCTTCCGAATTCTTCTTCAGTAGTAAAGTCAACACCCTCTGCGAGTGATTTAAATTTTTCTACTTGCGTCTGCGTCAGGCCCTCACATACTGCATGTATAGCCTCATTCTTTTTGTGTTCACTGATAGTCTTTTTCATTGCAACGGCAGTTTTGATCTGTTCGTTTAATGAGTCTTCCAGTTCTTCAACTCTGTTTGTCAATTGTTCAACAACATCAACTTTTTCTTCTGGAATGTCAATGTAGTGTTCTTCGAACAATCCTTTTAATCCGCGAATGAAATCTTCAACGATTTCTGAACGCAGACCTTTTTCAATTGCTAGTTGGTTCTCTTTGAACCACTCTTCAGCCATGTAACTGATGTAGTCATCAAGTTTAACAGCCAAATCTTCTTTGATTTCTTCTACAGCAACTTCGAATTCCTCGTACATTGCTTGTTCGACTTCTTCCACTACGGATTGTGATCGTGCAATAACAGCAGCTTCGAAAATTGTGGTAGCTTTTTGTTTGAATTCTTCAGAAAGGTTTTCACCAGAAAGCAATGCATTCACATCGGAATCCATTTCTTCCTTCATTTTCTGTTTCTTCATCATCTTCATGATGAGTGCTTTGTCTTCTTTTTTGTCTTCATGTTCTTCTTCTGAAATAACTGGATCAGATTCAGTAACTTCTTCTGGAACATAAGGTGCAGTTGCACCAGGATTACTTTGCATAGTCTGAGTTGCTAATCTGGCTTTGATACGGTCACGAATGGCCGAATAGTCAGTTGCAGCAGCTTGAACGGCTTTGTGTTCAGAACCTTCCGAATCAGCAGGACCACTCAACTTAGAACCTGGCTCTGAACCGATTGGCGGTGTAGGACCTGGAGGTGTTGCAGTTGGTGTGCCTTTTGTGTAGTCTGGCTTTACATCATCTTGTTTGTCAACAACGTCTGCAACTTCACCCACATCTTTCATGCCATAAGCAACAGATGTTGGTAATTTTGTTGCGCCGTCCTGGCCACTACGCTTAGAAGATAGATTAGCGTCAAAGCTTTCCTTTGCGCCTTCTGTCAAAATTGCTTTAGCAGCGTCTGATAGATTGTATTTTCCCATTTTGAGAATCTCCTTGATTTTATATTGGATATTTATAATTAAAGTTTTTTGATGAAATTTTCGAATATTTTTAAACTGACTTGTTCGATCTGTTTTGGGGTAGCTTGTTTGATTTCTCTACGAGCTTCCTCATAATGAACTTCAGTCCATATTCCTTCAACCATCATCCACTCTTTACCTTCCATAATACCTTGTACAAAAGCACCCGGCGCAGAAGGGTCTGCTACTATATCAGCCGCTGTGGCTAAATGAAAGTCATCTTGAACTATGTTGATACCATTGACAGTCTTCAAAGAACCCATACCGCGAGAAGACACGCCTAATTGTGCTCCACCCTCGATAAGGCTTTTTGCAATGTTGCCCATTGGTGTTTCAAGAATTTTTGCTTTGCCTATCCAAGTATTATCTTCTTTCCGCAGACCAACAATTAAATGTGATACACGGTCAAGATTAATAGATGGGGTATCTGGATGTCCCAGTTCACCAAAGGCACGATTTTTATTTATATATTCTTCAGTATAACGGCCAACCTCTTTGGACATAGTTTCTTCTTTGTACATGCGGCCGTTTTTGTTTGTTCTTTCGGCGACCAAAAATGGTCCTTCGATGAACAATACTTTTTTTCCGTCAGTCTCTTCTACGAGATAGTTTACTGACTCGGTGATCTCTTTAATAAGTTTCATTTTGATCCTCATGGTCGAAGGGAGTAAGAACCATAATTAAATGCAGCAGGATCTGTCAAATGACCGCGTTGATAATGTTCATTATCTTTTCGCAGTTCTAATATTAATGTATATGAATTGTTCGCAACCATGCCTCTAGTTTGAATACCTATATCACCTTTGGAACCTGCTGTTCCTTTTGTGTTGTTTGGTATTGTTACCCAATTACTTTGACCATCAAATTCACAGTTACTATTCAGTAAGAATATTGATGCGGTAGTATCAGCGTGCCAAAATAAATTAACATCTGCATTATTAGGACCTGAGTACCATAAACGATTCACAGATAAACCATAAAACGATAGAGAACCGGTGTTTGCGGCCGATGAAAGCAAATTAGCTTTCGATGTGTCCATTGCACCACTCAATGTGTTTGCTGTAATTCTTCTGTTATTGTCTTCTTGACCAGTACCATCGAATTTACCTGTTAATTTAATAACGGTATGTTCTGTTGTGTCTTTAATGACTTGATATGTAAATGCGTTTGCCATTTTTAATCCCTGTTATTGTTTGGATAATATTTATACCAAAATTATTCGGCTTCTGTGGAAGCTTCTTGAGGAACATTCATTAAGCTTTTTGCAACTTCAACTTTGTGGTTCTCAATGTGAGACATAACTCTATCCGAAATTGCAGCATACAATGCATCGCGTAGTCCGGATGCGTCATCAGTTTCTGCGTAATCGACAATTGATCTTGTTGTTTCCATTTTTATCTCCTAATTATAAAATGCGTTTTAGCTTAGTGAAAGTACTTTCCAAACTCAAATCACCTTTTGTTGACTTTGAATCACCAGTACTTTTTGGTTTTGGTTTAGATGAACTACTTGAAGAACCACCAGAAGAACTTGGTGCAGGTGCACCACCATCTTGTGGCATTAATTTACTCTGTTGTACCATTTGGTCTGTTTGTACCTGTCCTAACATTTGTTGTTGTGCAACATCATTTGTAACAGAAACTGGTAATCCAAGGCCTTCTTCTTTTTCTTTATTGATTTGTTCGTCCATTTCGAGTATCTCATCATCGGACAATCTCAATACATTCTGTTGAATCCATCTCTGTGAGAAATATCTACCAGTGTATGGATCAACTGAAGACAACAATGTCAATCTTTGTGACATTAGTTCAGCTTCTTTCATCTCAGAGAAGTTGTTGTCTTTAATATAATCGTAGTGAATATCTTCTTTAAATGTTTCCCACTCTTCATCGGTGCAAATGCCTTTTAACACACACTGCACACGGAGAGCTTGATTAAAAACTTCTGAGAATTTACTTCTTAGTCTGTCAACAAACTTAGAGAACTTTAATTCATCTCTGGTAATTTCTGATGTACGACCAAGAGAGAACCCTTGGTTCGGTTCTAGTCTGGAGATTGGTACACATAATGCACCATACAATTTCTTCTGAAAGTATTTAACATCTTCCAGTTCTCCTAGATTTTGTCCACCAGGCAATGTTGTAATCTCTGTACCTTTGCCACCTTCACGCCTTGGTAACCAAAAGTCTTCCATCATGGACATAAACTTGCGGTCATCTCGCACTTCACCTGTGTTTGCGTCATATACAAGTTTGTTCTTGTATTTAATCATAATGTCGCGTAGGTATTGTTCCGCTTTTAATTTTGGTAGATTGCCTACGTCAATGTAAAAGATTCTGCGTTCTGGTGCTCTTGATATACGATAGATAACTGTTGCATCTTCAATCATGCGTAACTGATTGAGTGGCTTGATTGCTTTGTGTAGATAAGATAACACCACTGCTCTACGCGAATCCATGAGGCCTGAGGTTACGGAGATGATGGAGTCTGTGGTAATGCGAACACCAACTGGACCAAAGTTGGATGCACTTCCAGACACAACCTTGTCATTATAGATGTAGTACTCATTAACTGGCTGCATAATCTCTGCGCCGGTTCGTTCGTCTTTTTGTTTTTTAATTTCCCGTACTTTTCTCAATCTGCGTGGATCTATATAACGCAGTTCTTTAATACCATCTTGTGGTTGTTCACGGTCAATAATAATATGAAAATACATTCTGCCGTCAACATAGTAACGGCGAAAAATATCTTGTGCTAAATTTTGATAATTTAATAATCTAAGAATGATATTAAATTCTTCTTTAATAGCTTTCTTGATCTTTTCATTCTGTTTTAAATCATCCAAAATGATCTGAGTAATTTTGCCATCATCGTCTTGTACAATAGCTTCATTAACTATGTCATCTATCGCCGATTCGATTTCTGGTTGCATAGCCATTTCACGATAACGCGAAATGAGTTCTACTTCATTCTTGGCAGTACCGTCTAAATCAACATATGTACCATAATGTGCGGCAGATGTAATAGTTAATGCACCATCATCCGAAGTCGGAGGTGCAAAAGATTGTTGCGCGGCCGCATCCTCTAAGTCTTTTTGACGAGAGATTGTGAAACCGAAAAGCGAAAATTTATTTGTGTTTGCCATATTTGTGTGTAATTATAAAATCAAAAAAAACATGGAGGGCACTAGGCCCTCCGTACATATCAAGTCGTTGTATTTGTTTCCCAGAACTGGTAAGCAAATGAGGCAGTATATTCTTCAATTGTGTCATTTGAACCCCAATCGAGGTCAATAGGTGACAAATCGAGTGGAAACACACCAACAAATTTATACTTCTTCAGTTCATTGCCAGTTTTTCCGTATTGAATTACATTAGCATCAACGGCATAACCGTTTGCATTACTTGCACCTGGTGCTCTAACATTACCGGAATGACTGTTGATTGAATTCATCCAATTCTCTAAAGAATTTCTGATGGTAAAATCTTCATCATTAATAATTGTTAATGTCCAATCTGCAAAGGTTCTGTTGCCAGCAAATTTCATTTCACGACCGAAGTAGTAAATTGGTACAGTGCCGATTGTGGAACCTGGTAGTTGAGCTGTCTTAGCCATGAATGTTATCTTCTGGCCAGCAGCTGTAGCGTTTTGAACGAGTGATGGGAATATTAAAGAGACAGAGAATAGATTAGGACGAGCACCGTCACCAATCATATTTGCTCTAAATTCTGCTACATTAAATGCCATTATTTTCTCCTGTTATCGTTTTATTTATTAAGCTGCACCAACGATGGTCACGAAGTCAACTCCAGTACCCACAGCAACAAAGTTCAACTGAATGTAGTTAACTGACCGCGCAGGCTTAATGTAGATATCGCCGACAAACTGGTTGCTATCAACAACTTGTTGTGTGTTATTTGTGGAATCGCAAACAACTCTAAAGTCTGTAATACCACGGCGACCTTGAACATCGCGTAAGAATGGTGCTACTAAGGCAATGAATTGTGCTCTTGTGAATTCGTCATTTAATTCAAACATTGAAAACTTTGCAGCTTGTGCAATTGATTTTTCTAATGTAATGAACAATCTGCGAACATTGATACGGTCGAATGCTGATGGTTTAGCTAACAGAGTCTTGTCGCCAAACAATACAGTACCCTGACCTGGGAAGGACACTACTGGATTAACACCTGCAGCATACATTGTATCACGGAAAGATTTACTTGGATTCCAAGCCAACTTAACGGCATTCTTAATTGCACCACGGTTGAAACCTGCTGGAGAGAACCATGGATCTCTAACGCTGTCTGTGTATACACATAAGCCAGCAATGTCACCATTCAATGGAATCCAACGATATGTATTGTGGTACTTGTCGAATTGGTATTTCCAACCAGAGTCTGCCATAACATAAGATGAACTTCTTGCCAATGCAGCTAACCAACCAGCAATATTTGTTGTTTCTGAACCAGACTGGTTGACAACATCAGAATATCTTGGAGAAATGAAAGCAACGCAATCGGCACGACCAACTGCAATATTATCAATTACATATTGTTGAACTGTAACACTGTGCCCACTAGTTAATACAAGTGAGATATCAATAGATTCTTTGTTTGTGAAGAAGTCATATGAAACTTGAATATTGCCATCTGTTGGTGCAACACTAGTACCTGTAGACAAATTGGTTGCAATGTTTGTGGCTGGTCTTGCAAAACTTCTGCCGGCCGCAGCCCGGTCCCAAGTTGCATTTGTTGTACCATAATCAATTGGACTCATTGCGTACACATACTTGGAGTTGTTAAGTATGACTTGTTTGTAGTAGTTTGTTACGCCATTAATTGTTGCATCAGAAGCAGCCGAAACAAAACCGTAAGTTTCAAGTATCGCACCTGCTGATCCAGTAAATAGACCATCTGCATCAACCACAACAATGTGCATTTCGTCATTGCTGCCGCCTACTGAACTGGCAAATTCTGATGTACCTGGTGCTGATGTAAAATAACTTCTGTAACTCCATGAACTAAATGTGCTTGTATTTGCACAAACATGAACAGTTAAAGAATTACCCAAGAGTCCTGGATATCTTCCCACAAATGGACCATAGCTATTGCTATTGTTGGTGAGTAGATATGTAGTTTCGTAAACATCTTCATTCTTAATTTGAATCGTACCACCGCTGCCATCGGTTGCATTGTTTGCAAGATTTCCGACCGATCTAACGATGTTCAGATTATTACCATATGATAGAAAGTTTGCAGCAGTAAAAAAATCTGTTGCAGAAGCTGCATCTGGTTTACCGAATGTACTAACGAGAGTTAATTCACTATCTATTTGTCTTACTTTATCCGCTGGACCCCATTGAAATGTTCCAGCAAATGCACCAGCAGTTTGTTGCACTGAAGGTACAACAGTCGTTGCATCAACTTCAGATACATTTACGCCTGGAGAGATTTGAAATGCCATTTTATTCTCCTTGAATTATTTGTTCTCTTGGCAAAATACCATAAGTGTATTTATGAAAGGCCGGATTTATAACCTTTCCAGCCTATTTCGTATGAATTTTGAATAAATTTCATTGCCGTCCGCTACTTCCCACAAATCACCATCTATAATTTGGAAATCATGTTCTAAACCATCTTCAATAATAGGAGCGGGTAGAACATCATCATCTATTTGATTCATATTTTCTAACTGAATCTGTTTTCTAATGTCGTGGTTAACAATCTCTTTAAAGTATTGTTGTGTCGAAAGCCACGAAAAAATCACCAGAGACATAACCATGTCATCGTTTGCACCATCTTCCGCACTAAACGAGTTCTTTTGGTGTACAAAAGTTGTCAGTTCGGAGTATGTATCAAAATCATTAATTACTAATTTGTCACCTTCAATCAAAGTTTTTAGGTTTGAACACCCAATCGCTTTAACTTGAGGTGACATTTTTAAACCCATTTGAATGCCACGGGCAAAGCCTGCTGACAATTGTTGTGGTTTCTTGTTGCCTGTAAATATTTTCCACAAGTTTTCATATTCAAAATCCACATGCAACGAGTCTGCTACTTGTGGGTTGTTGTTAATCTCAACCAAAACATATGCATCATTATAATATCTTGCTGTATTATATATGACAGTTGGAAAAAGCATCGGCGTAATCGATGAACTCTTATATGTTGCAACTTGTTTATATGGTGTTTGTGATATATCAATTACAGAGAAAGCTGAACTGTCTAAGTTCTTACCTTCAGAAACATCCACACACATGCAATATAGGTGATCTGTTTTTGATTCATCTATACCTTCTTTTATTGGATGTTCATATATTTTTAATAGATCGTGATTTGCAATTGGATCATTAAATACCAACTGTTGTAATTTGTAACCAGAAATTAGTGTGTTACTGGATCCTAAGAACTCTGTCTCAAACTCTTGTTTGAATTGTCGTTCAGATGTGTTTCGAATAGTTTCTTCTTTCCACCTTTCATCACGACCAGGTACCATTGACCAATGAATTTCGAAATTTATATAATTGTTTTTCTTGTTGATTGAATCCATCCACAATTTGTAGAATAGATTCATACCATTTGGTGTAGAAACAATTATAATTTTTGTCTTTTTTCCGGATGATATTACAGGATATACAGAGTTAAAGAATTCTTCTGCGATATTGTTTGGAACGAATGCAAATTCATCCAAGAATACGATGTTGAAAGAACCTCCTCGGATAGCAGAACTTGATGTTGATGCAGCAATGATCTTTGATCCATTTTCTAGTTCAACATTACCTTTATTCCAAGTAACCACACCTTGTTGCAACCACATTGGTAGGTTCTCATATGCTAACTGGTACTTAGAAAGAATGTCTCTGGCTAAAGAACCTTTATTGGCCAGGACTGCACAGTTCTGTGTATCAGTGAATATGGTTGCCCACAACATATAAGCAATCGTGGTGGTTGTCTTACCAACTTGGCGAGGACATTTGGTTATAACAAACCTGTTGTTTGCAAATAAATGCAACATCTCCTCTTGAAACGGCCACATACTAAAATTAATAAGACCTTCATCAACGTTGACAATCTTTACATATTTTTTTGCAAAATATATGGGGTCTTTAGAACACTTAATGTATTCATCAATTTGTTCTTGTGTGTATTCTACCTGAACGCCTGCTTTTTTAAGTAACGGATTATCTCTATACGCCTCACCGAATTTTAAATCGGGATTCATTCTTGTTTACCTTTTAAGAGTTTATTCAACTCTGCGGTAGAACCAACAAAAATAGCTTTATCTATTTTGGTATTGCCGTCACCTCTTTTGCCATCCATGTCTCGCATTTCTTTTTGCATTTTCAATAAGCGATCATTGGCTTCAACTGTATTTTTTAACAATGTACCATACACCTCAAAAGCTCTTGGGTGTTGTCCTGCCCTTGCAATCTGTAATATATCTTCCATGGCTTCTTTGCCTTGGTCTATCATATCTTGCAAATTGTCTTTAGATTGCCTATAAGCATCTGCAAGATCAGCCTTCAGATCAGGTTCATCCGTGGTTTTTAATTTAACATCCAAAGATTTTTCAGTCTCTTTTACAGACACCACATCAAAAATGTTTTCCATATTTTTATCAAAATTATTCATTTTATTTTCCATTTTTACCAAGTGTCATTGCTCCAAGCAATTCTCTTCCAAACATTAGCTGTACCATCATAATTATTTGAACAGTAATATAAGTATGTGCTGTTCGCTCTTATGTTACCCCTTCTATCTCCTGTCACACCTCTAGCTGTTGCTGGAGGACTTGCTGCAATGTTACCAAAAGTATTTGAACTGGTACCATCAGCAAAATTAATGACTCCAACATTTGCAATTGTTTTACCATTCAAGTCCATACCAGTAGTCTGACCCGAAGATGGAAATACTATTGTTCCTAATCCATTGAAGTCCCATTTCTGACTAAAATTATAAAGGTCTTCTTCATTTTCTGGACTTGGATTGCCATATCTAACAAGATTCATCGTATATGCATAATCAGTATTTTCTGCAATCGTTACTGTTGTATTGCCAGTACCAACTGTGGTACTTATTGTTGTGTTTGCTTCTGGTACAGTAACATATGTGAAACCGTTCCATCGACTTCCGGATGCACCAAAATATGTTCCAGCTAAAGCACCACTAGTTGGTAGTTGATATGTTACACTTATATCTTTAGTGCTGTTGTTGGGTCTTGCATATCCAATTCCAACTAAAAAGTCTCCGCGAACATCCAACTGTCTATGTCCAAGTCTGATGGTTTGATTGGCACTAGGTACCTCAAGTGCATTTGCCCAAATTAAAGAACCGTTTGCATCAATTTTGTAATTTATAAATGCGCGCTGGTTGTTTGGATCGGTTGTTACGCCATTGACATATAGGAAGTTGTTGTCGTATTTAATAAAATTTATGTTTGGTGAACTCACACCAGTAATTTGTCTTTCCCAAATTAATTGATTGTTGGCTCTAAATTTATAAATTACTGTGTTTGATGCTGCATAAAAATTGTTTGAATTGTCATACGCTAAACCAATAATTTTTCTACCATCGGTGTTTACGTTGTTTGAAAAAATATAAACACCTTCAGTATCGAATTTATGTATTTTGCCACCATCAGAACCAACCAACACACCACGATTGTTTGGCAGTGCTACTACCACATGAGCATTCATTGACTGTGCGCTAAAACTTGTGAAATATAATTCACCAGTAATATCTAAACCTGTTAACAGATTGTGTTGACCTACAAAATATGGAAACTCTTCATCATCAACGGTAATATCTGTCGAACCTTCTGCATCTGAAACCAATGTGCTGTAAACATTTTGTCCAGTATAATTGAATTTTGTAACTAAGGTTGAGAAGTTTTCTGGTATGTTTGTTAGCAGATACACATTATTGTTTGCATCAACTGTTACCGCTTCACCGTAACTGGCCAACAATACATTATTAACATTCATTGTAGGTACTGATTTTCTCCAGTATATGTTGCCAAATGGATCGTATTTAATAACTGTCGATTGTGGTAATCCATTAACTTCATTTTGTGTTGTTGTTGCAACTAATATATTATTTGCTGAATCGTATGCAACACCATTGCCATATGTGTTATTGGCTTGTTCTGTTATTTGACCGTACAATAAACCCCAAGCTTTATGTTGGTGTTGATCGTTACCAATTTCAACAATTGAATTACTGTACATCAAATTATCTTGGAAATTAATATCACCCAAGAATACTGAGTTCGCTCTGTCAAAAGCACCTTGTGCTAATGTTAAATTGGTGTCAAAATAAATGTTTGATGTGTTTGCGTTACTAGCGACATTTGCAAACAACTCACCAATGTTAGAGTTTGTTTTTATAAAGGCGGTTCTTAATGAATCACCTTTACCATCATTTGCTCTAATACCAATATTAATAATTTGTTTAGCCATTTAGTTCTCTCTTGTTTATTGGTTTGCGGCTTTGTTAATTGTCAAAACAGTATTCAATGTGTTGTCAGCCTTAGCCTCTTCCTTATCAACTGACAAGTTATCAATATCTGTAGTGACTCTGCCAACTGCGTCAACTTCAACAAACTTCAGTGGGTTCAAGTTATAAGAAGTGAATTTATAGTTTGCTGAGGTATTTATACCATATATGGGTTTGTCTGACACAAAGTCTCCTGTTAAGTCTTTTAGTCGTAATATGTTTTCTGTAAATTGAACAACGATGCCAGTGGCTGATGCATCTTCTGCGGTGTATCCTTGATATACCTTTTCACCAACCTTGTATGTTCCATAACCAGAGTCCAAGTTCATATAGAACTCGATTGTTTCATCTCTTGATACCTGATTGTAAACAGAAACAAATGCTCTGTTAATAACACCAGTCTCAGACATTTTACCAAATATGAAACCTTTGACTGTAAAGTTTAATGTCCAGACAATCATTCTGGTATCATTTTCTCTAGCACCTTCATAAAGTATTTCGTGTGATGTGCTATTCAGAATAACAGGAACTTCTTTAACTATGCCCATTTCTGGAATCAAATTTAATTTTACTGTGTAGTCTGGTGTAAAGTATGGTAAAATGTGTTCGATGATCTGTGTACCATCTTCAATGTTTCTGACATATATGTACAAATTAAAATCAAAATTGTATGGCACAGGATTATATTGTGATATAATTGCAGCAGGCACTGTTCCGGTAAAATTCTTTATGTTTGTATTTTGTTTTCTAGAAGAATCATAAGATAACCCTGCCATTTCAAAAGACATTCTTGGTAGAGTTATCTGTACTTTCTTATCTAAGTTTGCATCATCTTCCAAACGCATAACATATCGTTCTTTGGATGCATATGCAATCGGTACAATAAATCTTTCAGTTTCCTCATTGTCTGTGTCGAATCTATACAATGTGATGTTATCAAATAGGTTGCCAAATCCAACAACCAATTTTCTTATGACGCGGTTATATGATGACATTATATTTTTCCAAACGGATTATCTTCTGTGAAATCTATAATGTTATTTGCTTCATTGAACAAATAAAGGTTATCATAAGTTTCGTTTCTGGTACTGTCTTTGAGTGGATCATATGATGACAAATAGTGTCTTGCATTACTTGTTGCACCAATAATCACCACATTGTCCATAAACTCACCAGCAACATTTGTTACTTTCAGTACATTATTTACTGTGTTCCATTCTTGAACAATAGCAACAACACTTGAGTTAGGCTGAGTTCCGTCAGTCGATTGAAATACAATCTCTCTTGCTTCAAATGTTCCTGTGCCTGCGCCTGTGTTCAATTCTATTGTGTAACTTGATTGTATCATTACATCATCAATGTCTTCAACACCAGTATCAATAACTTCTTGTGAGTATTTAAACTTCTCTAGTTCCAATTCATAGAAATATGGAATCTTACGGCCTAACATAAAGAAATCTTTGGTTTGATTTGTAAATTTAATCTCGAACAATTCACCTGTACCATTTAAGAACGGCACATAAATTAAATCACCTTCTCTAGGTCGAGACAATTTATCTTGTGGTACTCTTTGAGAGAATGACCTCTTAGACAATATGATGTTGACATTGTTTTTAATCTCAAGCCCAAATTTTGAGAAGAATTCTCTTTCGCCTGTATACTCTAATGAATTGGAAAGATAGAATTCGATAGGGAACGCAGAACTAAATTTCTTAATTGGGTCTTCACCATAAAGAATGTCCCTATCTTCCTCATTCTCAATCGGAAGATAGTATGCGTCAAAACCCATTATCTTAATGGATTCTACGATCAAATCTTCAACTACTCGTTGTTCAGAATACGAATTGTAGTTGTTAAAGTATACATTGGTTGCCATATTAATTAATAAACATTTCTAGTGGTGCACCATATTTGTCACCAATTTCTGCATGTAAGGCATCAATCTCATCTTTAGCTTCGGTGTAAATCTTATCACCATTGAGTTTGACGCCGCCAGGTAACTGTATACCTTCAAACTTTTTAAGGTTATTTCCCCAAGATCGTTTGATAAGTGCCGTTGCATATTCTTTTAACCAACGGTCATTCCATACCATATTGTATACATCAGGATCAATTGCAGCATAACATTCTGCTATGACTGTTGTACCAAGTGGTGCTTGTGATTTTCCCCAAGCCCAATCAATATATAGTCGTTGCATATGTCTCTGGAAACGAATTGGAACTTCACCTACAAACATAAGTTCCAGTGAACGCAAGTGTTGTTGCGTCAGTGTATAGTTTATGTAGGACGCTGAGGTGAAGTCATACAGTTCATTTAATCTGAGTTGGTATCTCAAGTCGAACATGTTAACAGAAGATAACGAATCGGAGATAGGAAAGATGCGGGTTATACCAGCAATCTGCAATACATTATTTGAAGAGTCTCTGGCTTCTGTTAAATTTAAATACTTGTTTGCAATATCGGTTGCATCAATTTTTTTGATGTAATAGACTTTTTGTAAACCGTCAAAGTGATAATCTTGCCAATATTGTAAAGCATCATCAATTCTGTCTTCTACTTGATCGTCATCAACATTTATTTCAATGACTGGGAATCCCAGCCTTCTTAGGCAATACTCTTTGAAAGCTGTTCTGGATGTGATTGGTTCTGCCATTGTGTCCCCCTATATGGGGTATTTATCTTTCTCCGGAACGCAATCTATATTAGTGCCAATATTGTTGGTTTGTTGCACCAACCACTGTGGTACCACCCACTACGATAGGTATGTTATCCGTATAAGAATGTGTTGTAAAGACAACTAGATTTTGAGTAATTGATTGGTTTGTCTTATAGATTACATTCGCTGAATTTTGAAGTGTGACAAAACTTGCTTCAGGTAGTGGTGTATCATTGGCTGTTGCAAAAGTTTCTAAGTTTTGTGTTGGTACAATGTAGTCTCTTACTATAGATGATGCAGCATTAATTGAAAGAAACTGTGATTCCGTCAAAGGTGTATCATTGGCTGTTGCAAATGTTTCCAGATTTTGTGACGGTACAATGTATTTTTGATTTTTAATAATTGATACACCACTGACTATAACGAAATATGAATTACTATTTGCTGTGGAACTTGAAACATTATTTGTAGCCGTTACAGCACAAATTAAATTTTGATTAGCATCATTTAATGTTAGTGTGTAATTATTACTTGTTTGACCTGATATGTTAACTGTTTCTCGTTTCCATTGATAAGTAAAAACTATTGGTGTGTAACCTGTCCAGGTACCATCAGAACATACCACGGATTGACCAATAATAGAAAGTCCATTTGCAGTGTTGCTTGAAAGAACTGGTGTTACTGTAAGTGTTGTATTAGCTGCTGATACCGCGGCCGCAGTTAATGAAAATGTTCCACTACTTGTAAAGGTGTGTATTGTGTATGCTCCGGATGTGGTTATTGTTCCACCTGTACCTGTTCCAGCACTAGTTAAATAACGAACTATAACAATACCTGATCCACCTGCACCGCCGCCAGCAGCATTGGCGCCGCCTGCACCACCGCCGGTATTAACTGTTCCACTGAGTCCAGGCGTTACATTATTCGGCGCCGGACCACCATTAGCATTAGCACCGCCGCCAAGTCCACCAGTGCCATTAGTAGTTGCACCAGCGCCGCCACCGCCACCAGCATAGTATGTGGCTGTACCGGATATAGAGCTTTCTACACCTATACCTCCATTGCCACCAACACTGCCGCCGACAGCACCATTACTACCAGCTGCGCCTGCGCCACCACCACCGCCGCCGTTATATGTACTGCCACCAGCATTATATCCAATACCGCCGTCATATCCTTGTCTGGTCGCGCTTACATAACTGGATCCTGGATACACACCCTTGCCGCCGGCATTTCCATAATATGATGATCCTCCACCTGAACCACCATTGCCGCCACCGGCACCTCCGCCACCGCTGGGCCCATAACCGGCACCGCCGCCACCATAAGTAGATACTGTGCCAAACGCTGACGCAATGCCATTACTTGTCGCCGCACCACCGGCACCAACTGTCACAGTAATAGATGCCCCAGAATTTACCGAGAAATTGTTGGCAGTTAATAGACCACCAGCACCGCCGCCGCCGGCGCCATAGTTACCGCCACCGCCTGCAACTACCAAATACTCAACGTTTGCTGTAGCTGGTGTTTCGGTTATTGTGAGTATTCCACTAGATGTAAAGGTGTGTACTGTGTATGATCCAGATGTGGTTATTGTTCCACCTGTACCTGTTGCAGTGGAAGTTAGATATCTAACTATAACAACTCCACTACCACCTGCGCCACCGTAGTTAGTATTTGTAGGATAGTTATGTCCTGCGCCACCGCCACCGCCGCCTGTGTTAGTAGTTCCTGATACTACTGATGCGATATCGTTAACATTGCCACCTTTGCCGCCGCCACCCGAACCACCAGCCGCACCGGTTGTTGCACCTGAATTACTTACGCCACCACCGCCACCGCCAGCATATGCTACCGCAGTACCGCTTATACTACTAGAAACACCGCCACCGCCTGCTCCAGGAGATCCAGAAGATCGATTGGCACCTACTGCACCGGCGCCACCGCCACCGCCTGCACCTTGATTTCCGCCTGTGCCGAGTCCGCCTTGGCCGCCGTTATTACCTTGTCCCGCAGTTCCTAAACCAACATTGGCGCCGCCTTCACCGTCTGCGCCGCCGCCAGAACCACCATTTGCTCCTGCAGCGGTGCCGGCGGTGCTTATGGTGCCGCCTCTGCCGCCACCAATTGAAGTTATGCTAACTGATGTGCCGCTTATAGATGAATTTGCACCAGACACACCAACTACGCTTTGAGTGGCACCGGTGCCTCCTCCACCAACTGTTACGGTATATGAAACGCCTGAAACCGGCGCAGTATTACCAGTTAATAGTCCGCCTGCGCCGCCACCACCACCGCCGTTATTGGAGTTAGTTGCGCCGCCACCACCGCCACCTGCAATTACTAAGTATTCTAAATTAATTGCCATACTCAGATATTATTAAACGACTCTAATCAACCACATGTCTTCAGCTATAACGATAGGTAAATAATTTACACCGTCAATTTTAAAATTTTGATTTTGAGCTTGCCAATAACTTTTCATAGTTGCAAATGGCATACCAAGACTCTTATAAATGCTTTTGCATTTTCCTCCTGCATTCCATTGTGAGCTATTTGAACTTTTGATATCTATGGGATATGCACCAGGAACTAAAGTGCCCGATGTAGGATCAACTTGAGGTAAATATGTAAAATTGTCGGTATTAGTATTCCACCCATATGTAAGCGCCTGAGCCGCGGTTAGGCTGCCCCAGTTTTTAAGTGTAAAAATAGGACAATCTATACCGGTTCTGGTGGCACCGTCCACATTACCCGCACCAGAGCTGGTGGTTGAAGTCAAACTATGGTTAGAACCATTGAAGTATGGTGTTGTCCGAGCGTTCTGTGTATATCTACGCACCGGTGCCGCAACGGCACCCGCTGAATTCATAGTAGCCATATAGGCACAGACACCATCTGGTGCCCATGGATTATTAATTGTGCCGGCGCCAAAATTATTTGTTGTTATGTTCCACGCAACCCATGGTGGATTATCAATCCGAGTGTCTTCCCATGGCTGGGTTTCTCTTGTTCCCATATAATACATACTTCCATAACGAGCATTATTCCAGTATGTGGTGCCATTGCCAATAGTAGTGGTCCCGAAATAACTGCCGGCATATGTATCACCGACTTTACTTTCCCAAATCAAACAATAATCGGCACCAACAGCCATCGTATATTGAACACTGGTATCTGTATAAACCAAACCTGGTCCGTTGTTTTGCTGTGCGCTAAACATGTCTCCATTCATCGTGTAAGATGTTGTTTGGCTTGTACCGTTCCACTTAGTACTGATTGCTCCTGTGGCCGGAGGAAAAGTGGTGTCGGTCCAATTCGTTGTCGTTGAAGAACCGTAGGTGATTAACATATTTGCACCTTGATTGACGTTCATTAGAGATCTTGTCTGCCGAAGTGTTGTGCCGGCAGCCTCTGTAAATCCCCAGTCACCGGTTGAATTATAATCATTATATGAGTGAAAACACAATTTGTAGTACGGTTGACTTGCTTTACCTGATGCCTTATAAAAATCTGCTTTATAAGTAAGTGCAGCAGTGGATACTATTGATTGAATTGAAGCTGCCACATTGTTTGCACTAGATGGAACATGATGGACTGAACTAGTTAACCAACCACCACCCTCTTGATTACTATCAATACTAACAATACAGTTTGATCCGGTATTAATAGTGTTGTTTGCGGTATATGGATTGACTGTTAAAGATGTTGTGCCTGCGTTTGCTGTTAGAATTGCAGTAACGCATCGTAAAAAATTTACATATCCGGTGTCAAGTGTGCCTACACCTGTTGGAGTTGTTTTAAATGTAACTATCATGTTTTAATCCACCAAAAAAGAAATGTCGTTGAAAGTGAGTCTATAATTATTTGAAGCATCTCTATAAATTTGTTGACCTTCAAATGTGAATGCTGGTATTCTGAAAGTTCCATACATTAATGACGGTGCACCAGTCACACCCGTGGTAAACGCCGATTCAAAAATAACAGCAACAGAGTTGCCGGTAGTTTTTCTCATAGTAGATACAGCATTTGCAGGTTGTCCCGTCATGTCGCTCGCATAACTTAAAGTATCAAAGAAATATGTGTATGGAATATATGTATAAAGTCCTGCTTTTGGATTGCCATAATCACCCATATCACCTGTTACCATTAACATCGTATTAGCATATGCTCTAGATACAGCATTATGACCAATGTCATATACACCAACTTTTTCCATTTGGCCTGATGGAACAATATTAAATAATTTATCAGAAACAATAATATCAAAACCAACTGGATTAATAGTAGTATATGGATTATTAAATAATATTGATGTGGAAAAAGTAGCAGAATTCAACAGCGTATCTGTTCCACTTGTATAACTTTCCGCAAGTGTCAATTGATCTATTCCTGTTGCAGTAAAATTTAATCTAAAATAATGTGTTTTAGCTTCAGTGTTATGATCTTTGCTGTATGTGAATGTTGTATTATTTGCTCTTGCATATGTACCCGCTGGGTAAGTGCCGTACATAATACTGTTTGCTTTATCTGCGCCAGCACTTAGATCGTTAACTGTTATAATATTACCAACTATGATATTATTAATATCAGTCTTAAAGTTATCTATTGTACATGCACTATTTACTCTATATCTTATCAACATTTTTTATCCTTCAGAGGGTGTTTCTTCGACTACAGGTTCAACCACATCAGGAGTTAAATTGGTAATGAATTGAAATAAATCCGATTCATATTTAACATCACCATAAACAAAAATTATATTTCCATAATTTGGCATAAAAATCGCATTGGTGGCCAACTGAAAATTATTAACATCAGTTACAAATTGTATGGTTACATATCTATTTTTTTGCGTTTCATCAACAATTTCATCTGGAATTGTACCTATGAATTTGTATACATGTCCTTTAGTACCAAATTTAGTTTGAAAAAACTCTTTATTCATTTTTGTTATTACCTTAATAACTGTATTTTAATTTAACATTTAAGTTTGAACCATTAACACCTGTAACATCCAGTGTCAGATAATCACTTGTAGTCAATGAAACATTAACCGCATTCGGTGTCATCACGGCACTTGAAAATATAAATGTGTTACCTATACTGGTACCATTCTTTTTAATGATGAAAGTAAAATTACCTGTGGGAGCTTCACTTAGATTTGCATATACTGTATTTATAACAATTGTATCGGTTGGATAATATCTTGCATTTCCAGTCACCGGCGAGGTGATGGTACCTGGCATACTAAGTGAAATGAAATCTGTATTGGCTCGTAAGAAGGCCGCATTTGCAGTATTTCTTGCCACTTGATCGGTACTTGCACCACCTGTATTTGCTTGAATGAATGCTGCATTGGCTTGAATGAAAGCTGCATTTGCCGTGTCTCTTGCTAATTGATCTGCACCACCGGTGTTAGCTTGTAAGAATGCTGCGTTTGCATGTAAGAAAGCCGCATTTGCATACAGACTTGCACCAGCAGCATTAGATATTGCAACATTGGCTTGCAGAAATGCTGCGTTTGCATTTGAACCACCATCAGCAGCTGTATTGGCCTTATTGAAAACTTCAGAGACTAATGTGACAGTTGAATTCGATTGAGCATAGGCCGCATTTGCTGCAGCAAACGCCGCAGGGACTAATGCAGAAAAGTCTTTAGTCGAATCTAACGCTAACGGTGGTACTTTTGTTGCCATTGTGAATTTTAATCTCTAGGAAAATCTGGGAATGGTACCCAATTAGTTGTAGCTTCATCCCACAAGTATGGATAACCATCAGTTGGTATTGCTATCGGTGCAACATATGATACTGCTTCTTCATTCCAAACCCATGATGCAGGCCGTTCAGCATTAAATGCGTTTTCTCTTGCTTGAGCAATTTCTTCTGCTGTTGGTTCAGGCATGTTTTCTAAGTCTATCATTTTTTACCTTTGTTATTTTAGTTTATTGTTATGAACCGTAGGACGCAGCAGCTAAATTACTTCTAGCAGTACCAACACCAGCAGTGTCTGTAGCAACTACACCAGTGTTTGATACTAGGTTGGTCATTGATGCGTCTCCTCCATATCCAAATATAGCCTTATCTGTGCTATAACCAGCAGCTGCCAATGAGGATCTAGCAGTACCAACACCAGTGGTGTCAGTTGCTACCACTCCAGTATTTGATACTAGGTTGGTCATTGATACTGGACCGAGGCCATAACCAAATATAGCTTTATCGGTACCATATCCTGCGGCTGCTAGAAGTCGCCTAACAGTACCAACACCAGTGGTGTCAGTTGCTACCACTCCAGTATTTGATACTAGGTTTGTTAATGATACTAATACAAATCCTGCTGCAGCTCCATATCCAAATATTGCTTTATCGGTGCCATACCCAGCTGCTGCCAGATGAAACCTCTCAGTACCAACACCAGTGGTATTAGTTGCAACTACACCAGTGTTTGATACTTTGTTGGTTATAGCAGTTGGACCACTTCCATATCCAAATATAGCCTTATCTGTGCCATACCCAGCAGCAGCTAAATTACTTCTAGCAGTACCAACACCAGCAGTATCGGTAGCAACTACACCAGTGTTTGATACTAGGTTGGTTATTGATATATCGGAATCACCTGCATTAAGTCCATATCCAAAGATAGCTTTATCTGTACCATAACCAGCAGCTGCTAACTGCGATTTAACAGTACCAACACCAGCAGTGTCTGTAGCAACTACACCAGTGTTTGATACTAGGTTGGTTATTGATACCTTAACAGTACTAAATCCAAAACCAAATATAGCCCTAATATTTGCAACTGCAGCCACATAAACACTAGTCGGCCACAAGCCAGCAAGTCTTCTGCTTCGATACTCGTAACCCCAAAGTGGCCCTGTAATATTTGTATCTGCCATTTTTTATTATTTTAGAATGTTATTGAACCAGAAGATGTAAATTTATACACTCTATAACCACCTGCTACCGTGACTGTTGGTGAACCTGTAGTTGATGTTGCTGCTGCGGATGTATCTGCATAACGAATAATTACTATACCGGACCCGCCAGCTTGACCATCAACTGTATGACCGCCGCCGCCTCCGCCGCCTGTATTAGTTGTACCCGCTACAGGAGAATAAAATACACCTGGACCGCCGTAACTAGATCCATAAGTATTTGTTTGTTCACCACTGCCGCCACCGCCAGTGCCACCTACACCACGTACCCCTGCGGAAGACGCGCCGCCGCCGCCACCAGCATAATATGTTGCTGTGCCACTTATACTAGAGGATAGGCCTACACCACCGGCGCCTCCGGCACCAGGGGTAATTGTTGATCCGCTTGCACCTTGAATTGCACCACCACCAACAGCTCCGGCACCGCCCCCGCCCCCGCCATAGGAACCAAAGCCGTTATTTTCGGATGATCTTCCACCAGCATTGCCTTGGCCGGCTGTACCATTTGCACCGAATCTACGAGTGTTGCCAGCTGATCCACCGCCCGAACCGGTGGCTACTGACTGAAGACTCGGTGGATCCACATACCCATATCCATACTCGTCAGTAGCTAAACCACCCCCGCCAGCATTCGATGTAATTGAAGAAAATACCGAAGGAGTACCGTACAAAGCGTTATTAACTGCACCCTGACCAGCAGTAGTCGATGCTGCGCCACCGGCACCTACGGTCACTGTCAATGCACTACCTGAAGAAACAGCAAATCCGCTAGCAGTTCTATACCCGCCTGCGCCGCCGCCTGCATTTGACTTAGAACCTGCTCCGCCTCCAGCAACTACAAGATATTCTACTGATGATGGTGGTGCTGGAGGCGGAGTAACACTAGTCGGCCACAACCCATCTGCTCTCAGGTCATTCATACTACGCAACGAAAAAATATCGTCTAAAATACCCATTTTTGTTTTACTCGGTTGTATCGTTACCAATTAATCCAACAACATCATTTTGCATCAATAAGGCTGCTTCTTTTGGAATAAGCCCAACTAATTTAAGTGACTCTAATGTTTGCGGATTACTCATTGCATTTAATAATTTAGCAGGACTTGGTCTACCATTGGCAATAATTTCTGCCTGAATCTCACGACCAACAGTTACTGTAAATTCATAGTTAGCATTTTCCTCAAACATCTCATCGTCTGTATAAAGTGTACCGTCTTCATGTTTAAGTCTTGTTGGTTCAACTTCCATATAAAGTTCTGACATTAACTTTTCCAATATTTTAATCTCTTTACGATTAAGTTCGAATGCATGTTTTTGGTCATCTAAGTGTGATTCTAATTCCAAAATTTCAGCACGCAAATTTAGAATCAGGTGCTTTGCTGCCGGTATTGATCTTAGGTGATCCAACTCTTCTAGTTTAGCTTGATATTTAAGTTCAGCACATTCTTCAAGCACTGCTGCGCGTTTTCTACCGACTAAGAATCCTTGTAGAGTTTTAATTTTTTCCCACGGTGTGCTACCAATAACTTGATAACGATAGTTGAATTCAGAGTTTAGATTTGATGCCATAATTTATCCATAAAAAAGGTTGTTGTAAAAAAATATTTAGGTTGGTTAATTGTTATGAACCGAAAGAAGCCGCGGTAATGACCGACTTGGCAGTACCTACACCCGCTGCATCAAGAGCAACAACGCCAGTGTTTGAAACCAGATTCTTCATTGATAACGGCACACCAGCAGACGCCGCACCATAAGCAAATATGCCTTTATCTGTACTATAACCTGCGCCTCCTAATCCCCATCTAGCAGTACCAACACCCGTAGTGTCAGTAGATACCACACCTGTATTTGATATTAGGTTGGTTAGTGAATAATTAGCTGCACCTAGTCCATAACCAAACATAGCTTTATCTGTGCCATAGGTTACAGCTGCAAGCCAGTATCTAACAGTACCAACACCAGCAGTATCAGAAGCAACAACGCCAGTGTTTGATACTAGGTTGGTTAGTGAATAGTTGCTAGCCCCAGTACCATATCCAAATATAGCTTTATCTGTGCCATATTTTGTTGCAGCTAGCTGGCCTCTAATTGTTCCTACTCCGCTTACGTCACTAGCAACAACGCCAGTGTTTGATACTAGGTTGGTTAATGATACTCTAACGGAACCGGGCCCAATGCCATAACCAAATATAGCTTTGTCGCCGCCAAATGGAGCGGCCGCGAGGTAGTAACGAATCGTTCCTATACCCGAAACAGCTGATGCTACAACGCCGGTGTTTGAAATTAATTTTCTTTCATTTGTAGATTCACCAAACGCAAAAATTGCCTTATCTGTACCGTAATTTGAACCGGCATAACCAGCCCTATTAGTACCAACACCCGCAACATTATTCTGAACGACTCCAGTGTTTGAAACTAAATTGGTAAAATTCACACCATCATAGGTGCTGCTACCAAAAATGGCCGATTGGTTGGTTGAAGCAGGTGTCAAACTAGTATCATTAATCGTTACCGAACTACTTGTGGCAACTACAGTACCACTAACACTACCGGTTCGTACTGATACTGTAAATGTTTCACTACCTTCAGTTGTTGCATCAGCGGCCGCAGTTACTGTAAATGAACCAGCATTGTTTGTAATTGTAAATGAACCTGAACTGGCTGAAAAATCACCGGCCGCAGTAGTTACATTATTAATTGACCAGTAATATGTTCCATTGGTAATATTTCCTCCAGTAACATTAAAGGTTAATGATGAACTCTCATTGATACTTGCCGATGCTGGTGTTACAATAAAAAGAGATGTAGAAATTGTCGGCCACAAACCACTAACCCTCTGGTTATAATGATTCCGACTTGTCAATATTCCACTAATTGCCATAGTGTTTCTCTTATGAAGTGCGTTTAGCGGATACGAACACCGATACTACGTTGGCGAATGATGAAAAGATATCTAGTTTATCTCCAGTTGACAGATATTTTGGTGCCTCACACAACTCGATTGTAGAGTTTGCAGGTAAAATAATTTCTTTGGCCATGTAACCTTGTATAGTGTTGCCTGAGTTTGTCCAGATAATACTGATTGCGTGGTTGCCAAATGCAGTATCTTGGTTAACAACTTTGATACTCTCAATAACCGCAGGACTACCTGTTGCTGTATAGAGTGTGGAGTAACCTGTGCCAGCCAATGCAGCTGATCTATCAAATGTAGATAGTGCAGTAGTTTCATACACAATAGTTGCGTGTACATTAGAAGAAGCAGCAACACTATTGAAGAACGATTGCATTTTGATAATGTCATTTGTTCTGACAACTTGTGGCTTCTTTAACATCTCTACAGAAGAACGAGATGGTATTGGAATATTTCTAAACAATGAAACATTTGCAGAAGAACCTGCTGGTGTAAAGTCACCAGTAATAGTTACTGCAGCATTAACATCTGCACCAATGTTTGTTATATAGATAGAATGAACTGTTGCATTTGCAGTAAACACTACAGCATTTGCCAAAGCACTTGTGACTGCATAACCAGTTGATACATTGATTGCAGAGTTGAACAGACCAGAACCACCACCTGTATTAGCCTTGGTGAATGCTGCATTTGCGTATGAGCCAGCACTTGTTGCATTTGTTGCAGCAGTGTTTGCAGCGGTGAATGCAGAGTTAGCATATGAACTGGCAGCATCACTACCAGAACCATTAGCTGCAGCTGTAATACGACCTTGAGCATCAACAGTCAGACTGGTGTTTGTGTAACTACCCGCAGTTACTGCTGTATTAGCTAGTGTAACTGTGCCACTGGTTGTGATTGTGGTGGATAACTGTAGTGTTGCGGTTGTAAGATACCCATCTGTTCCGTAGTATACTACTAATGCTTGAGTGGTGGTAAGTGTGGTGATTGATATGTATGAAGCACTCCCAGCACTGGCCGTAACAATGTTGCCTGCTGTGACTGTAGTTCCGCTGATATCGAGAATAACGGTTTGTAAGCGACCAGATAAGTCCGAATTCTGATAAGCCAACAACGCCTGACTGGAGGTTATTTTTGTAATTGCTCGCCAGCCGCTAACAACTGCACTAACAACCAGAATTGCGCCTGCTGTAACCGTTGTTCCACTGATGTTTAGTGTACGAGCTTCTACATAATTAGATGTTCCACGATACGATACCACAGCCTGAGTAGCGGATAAGGCCGTGACTGCTCCGTAGTAGGTTGCGGCTGATGTAATATTCAACACGGCGCCTGCTGTAACCGTTGTTCCACTGATGTTTAGGGTACAGGTTTGTAGGTATTCAGACGCGCCTGTGTATGTTACTAACGCCTGAGTAGCTGATAGTGTAGTGAGTGAGGTCTCGGCGCTGCTAACTGCATTAACAGTCAATACGGCACCTGCTGTAACCGTTGTTCCACTGATGTTTAGTGTACAGGTGTTTAGGTAATCCGAAGGAGATTGGCCTTGAAAAACCACCAGCGCCTGAGTAGCGGTTAATTTTGTAACTTTGCTGTGCTGGCTGCTAACTGCATTAACAGTCAGTATAGTGCCTGCTGTGATTGTTGTACCGCTGACATTAAGAGTAGCGGTTTGCAAGTACTGGTTCACACCATAATAAGTTACTATAGCCTGAGTAGCAGATAGTGCAGTGACAGATGTGTGAACTGTGCTAGTGGAATTGAGAGTCAGTACAGTGCCTGATGTGATTGTTGTACCGCTGACATTAAGAGTAACGGCTTGTAGGTAACCAGATGCGCCACGATAAACTGCTATTGCTTGAGTGTCAGATAGAGCGGACACAGATAGGTAAGAGCTAGCAACCCCATTAACTATGAGAGTATTACCAGCCGTAATAAAAGGACCTGCGGTTAAACCTGTTCCAGCTGTCACTGAAGTTACTGTGCCATTACTACTATTAGCCGCGGCAAAGGCTGAATTTGCATATGAACCAGCTGTTACTGCTTTAGAATCAGCTGTTGCTGCATTAGTAGTTGCTGTATTTGCTTGGGTATAAGCAGAGTTTGCATAAGAACTGGCTGCGTTAGCAGCACCTCTTACCCAAGTGTCTGTAGAATTATTGGCTGCCAAGAACGCAGCGTTGGCATATAAGCCAGCACTTGTTGCATTTGTTGCAGCAGTGTTTGCTTGCAAGAAAGCAGCATTAGCATATGAACCGGATGTTACTGCTTTGCTGTCAGCTGTTGCCGCATTGGTTACACCGGTATTTGCTTGTAAGAATGCTGCGTTGGCATATGATTCAGCCGCATCTGAAGCAAGGTTAAAATAATTTGTGCCATCATTCGTTACAGTCCACTTGTCAGTAGATTCATTCCAAAGCAGAGCTGTATTGGCGGAAGAACCACGATCAACTTCAATACCAGCATTAAAAACTGGTGCAGAAGCTTGATCTATAGCGGCATTGACAGTAATGATGTTATCTGCAATCAACACCGTTTGTGTATTTGCGTAGGTGCGCTCACCTTGAATAGTTAAATTACCAGTAATAATAACATCGCCAGCAACTGTACCGCCAGTAGTAATATTTAACGAGTTGTTTGCTCTAGTGAATGCAGAGTTGGCTTGTAAAAAAGCCGCATTCGCATATAACCCAGATGAAGCCGCACCTGAACCGGAATTTGCAACGGTAAATGCAGCATTAGCCTGTAAGAATGCTAAATTTGCTGCCTGAAATGCCGAAGGAACAAATGCGGAAAAGTCTTTACTAGAATCTAATCTGCCCGGTTTAAGATTTGTTGACATGTCTTTTTATTCTTTTAGAAAGTTATTGAACCCAAGCTAGTATTTATTATTCTGTTGGAGTGACGATTTCATCCCAAGACAATGTATCTTCATTCCATTGGTAAAATTTACCATCGTCATTCATTGGCACTGGTGCTTGCCATTGGCATGTATCTTCAACCAAAATCCAGCTTGCATATGGTTTTGGTGGAATAAATGCATCTCTTTCAGAGTCATAAGTGTAACCTATGCCTGCATAATTCTTCCGTAGTGGTGTGCCACCTAAACGGTGTATGCCACCCGAAGTGTTGTAACTTGTTTGAACCCAAGTATTAGGTTCTCCAAATAGACCAGTATCGACAACATCTTGTTCGATTACTAGTACTCTAGTTACTATATTGTTTTCATCAATTTGTGCAAAATGTGACATGATATTTCTCCTTTAAAATGTTATTGAAAATAAATTATATTCTGTATCTTATGACAACTAACCCGCTACCTCCAGTACTTCCATCGCTAGCGGATCCGCTAGCACGAAATCCAGAAGCTCCACCGCCACCCATATTTGGTGCAGCTTGACGGAGAAGTCGTACATCATTCGTTGCATTCAATCCGGTATCACCAAAGGTTTGTGTCACTACCCAGCCTGCGCCGCCGCCAAGCGCAGCATTCCCCCGGGCACTTCCGGGTGATCCACCGGAGCTGGTGGTCGATGCCCATGTACTAGTGCCGCCGCTTGCAAAGTATATGAGTCCGTTTGCCGTGTCAAATCTAAAATTTCTTACCGGTGTGTTTTCACCCAAATCAACTAGGTTAAAAAAATCTACTCCCAATCCAATACCTGGTGTTAGACCCGCAGTTGCTGATGCGGTACCAGTCCAGGTGCCGCCGGCGCCATTTCCTGCTCGATAAGCCGCACCATTGCCGCCACCACGGCCAAATAATCCGCCAGCTGAGTTAGCTCCAACAATTCCACTTACAGAACTAAATGTACCATTTGAACCATTTGCACCAGCGGACGCACTAAGAGCTCCGCCTGATCCGCCGCCGCCAATAGTAATTGTATATGTATTTGATGCAATAGATCGATTAGATATTACTACAACGCCGGCGCCGGAACCGCCATCACCACCTTGGTTCGTGGCGCCACCTCCGCCACCACCGCCGCCGGCGCCGACAACTAATATATCAACTACGCCATTACCGGTTGTCACAAAAGTGGAAGAGGATAAAAAAGCATGATATTTATATTGTATTACTTGACCAGATACCACCTGTCGAGTGGATGTAAAAATTGTGCCACTAGAAGAGTCTATTTTGTTATTTGCTTGTGGCCATAATCCCTCTTGTTTGGCTTGCATTTGCTGACTAATATTAAAAAAACCAGATGTTTGTGAAATATTAGTTGGTGAATTGTTAGCAGATATTAATCCACTTTGATATCTCTTCACCATGTTAACTTATATCCTCATAACTGCAAGTTACAATGATTGTATTGGCTGTGCCTACAGTGGCTCCTAAACTAGTACCTTCTTCTAGATAATATTGACTAGATTTATCAATCACATTTAATGTACTATTTCCAGGTACACTAATATTTCCCGCAATTTGAAATTGTACTCCACCCACATTTGCACCAGTATAATAACCTATTGTTACATTTGCTACTGCTGCACCATAGTTACAAGCATTGACTGTGTTCACTTTCAAACACTTACCTGAACTTGCTGGATTATTCAACACTGTAGTTGCAGCTGTGCTCGTTAGGTTTGCACCGGTTGTTTTACCATTGATTGTTGTTGCGCCGATTAAATTTGGTGCTGCCATGTTATCCCCCGAATATTAATGAGTAACCTGCCGCTGCAGCTGAACTGGTTCCACCGCCACCACCTGTGTTAGCTTGTAGGAAGGCTGCGTTTGCTTGTAAGAAGGCTGCGTTTGCTGCTTGGAATACCGAAGGAACCAAAGCTGAAAAGTTTTGGGTTTCATCTAAGTTTGAAGGCGAAAGCTTTGTCGGCATTTTATGTGGTTCTTTTTAAGAATGTCAATCAAAATTACTGTGACAATCTTTTTTGTACAGCAGCAGCAATTAAAGATTCTTTCTGGTTTTCTGGAAGTTGAGATAGAAGTGCTTCATAAACCTTGAAAGATTTACTTCTTTCAAGTCTTTCGGTTTTTAAAAGACTCTTGATCCTATCTCTGTATTGGTAGTCTGAAACTGTTTGATCGTATTCATCGGGTACCTGATCCAGTGTTGATCTCTGATACTGAACGAGATGTTGCGGCCATTCTCCTTCTGGTAGTGTTATCAACATTGTTTCATAGTTAGTGATATTTATATCGTAACTAAAAATTTCTTCTTCTCGACCAACAACCGCATCTGCGATTGCTTCAAATTTTTTCTGTTCCGTAATAGTATAAAAACTCATTTTATTTTCCTTTTTAAATAATTAAGCTGCAAGCGCAGCAAAAGACACCGAGTTCACTGTGCTAGAAGTGGCAATGTTCGGATTAGCATACTTGGTGCCAAATCCTGTACCCGAAATCCATGGATATACGGATATACTTGGTGTTACTGTTCCATTTACATATGCAATATCATTTCCATAAGGACTGAAAGATACATCGTATCCGGTTGCTCCGGAGGGTAGTGTAGCTGGGTTAGCATACTTGGTACCAAATCCTGTACCGGTGGTCCATGGATATAAAAATAAATATGGGCTTGCGGCGCCGGCCAAAGCCACATCTAATCCACTAGGACTGAAATTAATTCCATTTACGCTATCACCAGGTGATGTACCTGGGTTAGCATACCTCGTACCAAATCCTGTACCAGTGGTCCATGGATATATGCCGACATAAGGTGTCGTGGTTGAATTGGCAATACCTACATCTGTTCCACTAGGACTGAAATTCACGGCATTGCCATTGTTCGGCGGCAATGTAGCTGGGTTAGCATACTTGGTACCAAATCCTGTACCAGTGGTCCATGGATATATGGAGACATAAGGTGAACTCTGATGTGCAACACCAACATCTGTTCCACT